AGAACCTCACAGACTAAATACGAAAATTCATTTAACGAAAAAAGTGATGAATGGATTGAAATTGAAGGGATTGGTAGATTCAAAGGATTGGAAATCGTTACAGATGAACACTCGGATTCTCATGAAATTACAATCAATCTTAAATATGATGAATGGGATAAACTTGAAGATAATGAACAACCCGAGTAATTACAATAACGAACAACGAGAATTATTGGACGAGGCTTATGAGAATTATTGTATATCCTACAAAGATGGACATGAATTTTATGAAGATGAAGAGGTAAAACGATCATTTACACAAGAAGAGTTTATCAACAAAATCAAAACCGATTCTGATTTCTCGGAAACATGGGGACTAAAGATTGAAGAACGAGAATTGAGTTTGGAAGAGAGAATGGACTTAATCGATAAAATGCACCTTCGTTCATATTTCGGTTGGCAAAATTGGAGTGTCGAAGAAATGGAGGATCGAATGAATAACGATTGGAATATCCCAACCCGACTAATCACAATAACATACAACAACAAAACAATAACGAGTTATGAATAAAGAATTAATATCTAAATTATTAAGGGCGTCTCAAGAGATTGATAGAACACCTAAAGCTGAATATATTCATCTTTCCGAAGACTTTATACAAAAACAAGCTGACGAAAAGAACATATCATTTGATGAAATGGTAAAGATTATTGAAAACGAACTAAACCCAAAAAAATAGAAAGTTATGAGTAAAGAAGAAGCAAAAGACGAGTTAATCAAAGTATTGTACTCTCAAGTAGTAGACTTATCAATGATGTCTAAGATTGAATTAGGTGATGATGTGATTGCTGAGATTAAACGATTAAAACAAATCATCAATGAACAGTCTAGATAAACAATACACAGACTTACTCCAAGATATTCTAGATAATAGAGTTACAAAACAAGACAGAACAGGTACAGGAACACTATCTTTATTTGGAAGACAAATCAGACACAAGATGAGTGAGGGATTTCCACTGATTACATCAAAAAAGATGTATTTCAAAGGAATTGTAACAGAATTGTTGTGGTTTTTACGTGGGGATACAAACATCAAGTTCCTTGTTGACAACAACTGTCATATATGGGACGGTGACGCATACAAGCGTTTTACCTATTATACTGATGAAGAGACCACAATGGAACGATTTGTTGAGTTAATCAAAACAGATGATGAGTTTGCTAAGAAGTGGGGTGAATTAGGTCCAATTTATGGGGCACAGTGGAGAGCTTGGGGAGGATATGACAAGATTCCATCTGGATATAATCATGGTTCAGTAACTCATTTCAAAGAAGTACCTAAACTTGACCAGATTGCAAGCCTAATCAGCGACCTTAAAACAAATCCAGATTCAAGAAGATTAATGGTCACTGCGTGGAATCCTGCTGAACTAGACCAAATGACTCTTCCACCTTGTCATTATGGATTTCAAGTTTATACGAGAGAGTTGAGTATAGAGGAACGATTAGATTTAGCATCAAAAACATATAAAAATCTATTTGAACCTACAGATTTTTTTGAAGTAACTCATAAAGAGATTAATGAATTATATCCTGTACCTAGTAGGGCAATTTCTCTAATGTATAATGCCAGAAGTCAAGATGTTCCACTTGGAACGCCATTTAATATCAGTTCATACGCACTACTATTAGAAATTATAGGAAAAATGGTTAATATGGTTCCCGATGAATTAATTGCGAATATGGGGGATTGTCACATATATCTTAATCAAATAGACGGAATTAAGGAGCAATTGACAAGAGAACCATATCCTCTAGCAACATTGAAACATTTGAAGACAGATGATTTTTATAAATCCCTATCTGAAGATTTGAGTTTATTGACACATTTAGATAGCACTGATTTTATTATTGAAAACTATCAATCTCATCCAGCAATAAAAATGCCGCTATCCAATTGATTTTCTAGGACTACCATTTAATATTTTTTATTTAGAAGATATATAAAATAAAAAATAATATGATTGGGATATACAAAATTCAAAACTTAATTAATGGGGATCTATATTATGGATCTTCTAAAAATATACAAAAAAGATGGAAAACCCACAGAAACCAATTAAACCTAGGAAAACACGGTAATTTCCATCTCCAAAGAGCTTGGATTAAATACGGGAGCCATAATTTCATCTTTGAAGTGATTGAAGAATGCAGTTTAGATATTTTATTGGAAAGAGAACAATATTATCTAGATATGAACCCAAAATATAATATAGGTATGAAATCCAATGGTGGCGATAATTTATCAAAAAATCCCAATCGAGAGGAAATCATAAAAAGAATGACAAAAAGTATAAGGGAAAGATACGATAGAATGTCCAAAGAAGAAATAGATAAATTGCATTCCTATCCAATGGAAAAAAATCCAAACTGGAAAGACGGAAAATCTATTTCATTTTGTGAAATTTGTAGTCTTAGAATATCAACAGGGGCTAAAAGATGCATTAAACACTTAGAATACGAAAGATCTGGAGAAAAAAATTCATTCTTTGGGAAAAATCATTCGGAAGAAACAAAAAAGAACTTAAGCGATAAAAGAAAAGGTAAAAAACCAACAAATATGAGATCAGTAATTATTGATGATATTAAATATGAAAGTTTAGCAGAAGCATCTAGACAAATAGGAATTCCATGTCCAACTATTTTATGGAGGATAAATTCAAAAAATAAGAAATACGAAGATTATAATTATGTTAATTAAACATCCACATATTAAAGCACCGATTTCTAATTAAATTATGAAAGATCTATTAACAATCGTAATACCTTGTAAAAACGAGAAGAGCGTTATACTAAAAACACTCGATCTCTTAAACTATCAATCAGGTATTCGGAGGGTAAAAGTAATTGTATGCGATGCATCAAATGACGGTATAACAAAACAAGATTTACTTAAAAGACTAGAAGACAATTCGGATTTATTTGATTTGTATTTGATGGAAGGAGGACTTCCTGCAAGAGCGAGAAATAATGGATTTAAACTTGTTAAAACACCTTACGTGTTATTCCTAGATTCTGATGTGTTTTTGTTAGATCCTAAGACAATAAAAAGATCATTATTATTAGCTAAAAAAAGAAATCTAGATCTGACGACAGTTAAATTTAGAAGTGATAATGGAAAGTATAATTATGTGTATAAATTTTTTGATTTCATACAAATACTATCAAAATGGTCAACCCCTTTCTGTCTGGGAGGTTACATGTTAATTAAAAGCGACACATTCAGAGAATTAAATGGATTTGACGAGGAAATTAAAATAGCAGAGGATTATCAACTATCCAAAAAAATTAGACCAAATAAATTCGGTAGAATTAATAATGTGGTTTTTACCCCTCCACGTAGATTTGAAAATAAAGGGGTAACCTATATGCTAAAATTAATGATAGGATCTTTTTTCAATCACAGAAATAAAGCATGGTTTACAGAAGATAAAAATTATTGGAAATGAAAATAGAAGCATTGTTCATCTCGGATGTACATTTAGGAAGTAAAGGAAGCAAAGCTTCAGAATTATTGGAAACGTTAAAACAATATGAACCCAAATATCTTTTTATAGTAGGGGATTTTATTGATGGGTGGTTACTGAAGAAAAGACACTATTGGACCCAGGATTTTACAAATTTAATTCGTAAAATACTTTCTTATTCTAAGAAAGGAACCCAAGTGATTTATATTACTGGGAATCATGATGATTTTTTAAGGAATTATTCACCTATGAATTTAGGGATAAACATAAAAATACTAGATGAATATGTATGGAATGGGTACTACATAACACACGGGGATTTATATGACGGAATAGTATCTATGAAATGGCTAGGGGTTTTAGGGTCAGTGGGGTACGAAATGGCTATAGGCATAGACCATTTTCTAAAGAAACTAGGACACAAGAAATCTTTAAGCAAATACTTAAAAAATAAAGTTAAAAATGCAATTAAATTTATTACAGATTTCGAAAACCAATTAGTTTATCAAGCTAAAGAAAGAGGATGCAAAGGTGTAATCGCTGGACATATACACACCCCAGCAGATAAGATCATAAAAGGAATACATTATTTAAATTGTGGAGACTGGATTGAAAATAACAGTTACATAATCTATGATAATGATGAATTTGAATTGAAACAATTAAATTAAATAAAATGGAAAGTAAAACATCTAAGGATAAAGAAATCTCAATAGAAGATATAAAAGAGATTGAAAGATTAACTGGTGGTAAAATAGGAACTCATACATTTGGACCTAATGATGAACACACATTAGAAAATTCTTTTCTTTCCCCTAATGGGGATTATATTGGGGATTTTAATCTCGGTAAGTGGTATATTAAAAATAAATTAATGATCGATGAGGAATACCCAAATGGGGTTGCTGCTGTGATACAAGAAGATACCTACGGAACAGAAAATCCAATAATAGAAGGTATGTTTGGATATACCCACAGGGGTGGACAGTTATTTAAAATAGGGGATAGACTTTTTGACGAGGGCCACGAGCCTAAAAAAGAAGACTATACCAAAGACGAATGGGAAATTTTTGAAAGTGATTTTAAAAGAACATATGAAGAATCAGATGAATTGGAAAAGAAATGGATAGAGGAAGATGGGATTTCCTATGTCATACCATTCAAGAAAAGAGGTGCAAGAATAATAGAAACTATGGAAGATGCTTTTCAAGCAGCCAAAAATATGTCAAAATACTTAAGTTAAAAAATATGGAAACTAGAATTATATCAGCATTTCCTGGGGTAGGAAAAACTTATTACCACGAAAGAAATAAAGGAATCTCTATAGATAGTGATTCAAGTCACTTCAGTTGGGTCAAAGATTCGGAGGGTAACAACACAAAGGAAAGGAACCCAGAATTTCCTAATAACTATATCAATCACATAAAAGAGAATGTAGGAAAATACAAATACGTTTTCGTATCATCTCATGAAGAAGTTAGAAATGCACTTAAAGAGAATGGGATTGAGTATTATCTAATTTACCCTGCGAAAAAAAGAAAAAAAGAATTCATAGAAAGATATATCCAAAGAGGAAGTCCAGAAGGATTCGTAAATCTAATTAGCGAAAACTGGGATTCGTGGATAGGTAAGATAGAGGAAGAGAAAGAAGAAGGATTTACTAGGATTTGTATGACTTTAGACCATTTAGAAAATGAATTGACTTATATTGATCTTGTAGAAAACACATCCGATCTGCTAAAAGTAAATCTCTTTGAAACCAGAAACTAAAATAGGTTTTGGGAATATAAAATATAAATATAAATAATGAATTTTACAGACACAGCTTTTAAAATATCTAATACAAACTCTACAGGGGTTTTGTTTTATCTCGATGGAAAAATGGGGGCAGATGAAGACGGGTACGGAACATTTGAATTGGAAACCAAACAGAAAATTTACCAATTAGAATCCTATAGGGTTTCTTCTACATTATCCCGAGGATTATCTTCGGATTTAAATTCGCTTCATGGAATAGACGTAAATGAAATGATGGCATCCACTTTAGAGAATGAGGCTAAATCAGAGAACCAAAAACTTCTACTCTCTAGATATTACAATCTTTCTGAAATTACAAGAAATAATGAATTGAGAAAATCTAGATGGAATAGATTTCTACTTAGATTTATATCGGAATCTTATTTTTCCTTCCATTTTGAAAACTATAACGATATGATTAAAAAAATATTACTCAAATCGAATTTTATAGGGCATAAAACAAGAAGAGGAAATGCAGATTTTATAGTTTGTCCTCCGAAATATTCAACATATATTATGGAATCCCCTAATTTTGTTTATAGACAAACAAAAGAGGTTTCTGAACCAGGGCATATTGATTTTATAGGAACTATAGCGGATAAAATTCAGGTATTTGTCGATAGAAATAGCGAATATACGGAGAATAGAATTATTATAGGTAAAAGAACTAAATCTACTGAGCCTGGGGTTTATTTTATACAAGGAGATAAATCTACGGAGGAATTTACAGATACATCAGGGGATAAAAAAATAACTCTTATGTATCGTCAGGCTATTATTAACATGGACGGAGCTGAAGATTCATTAGATGTTATAAGGGTTAGAGATTTCAAAAGACCTTTCTGGAAAAAATTACTTTTTATTAAATAGTAATATGATAAGAAGAATACTGCACAAATGGAGATTTTCCATGTTAAGAGATATACTAAATAAATTAAGATGAGAAAAATAAAATCTTTATTTTCGTTTTTGAATTTTATACAAGAAGAGAAAATAAAAGCAATGTCAAATTCTTATAGAGGATGGTTCTAAATATGAAAATAAATACCCACTGGAATATAGTTTCCAGATACACAAATCCAGACACAGGGGAAAATAGGGATACGGTAATGGCTTTTAGTCTTTCTGAATCTTACGCAAAATTAATATGTGAACTTCTTGGGGGTTCTGATGACGAACCTAATAGAGATTATTTTTATTACAAAGTAGATAGCAAATAAAATGGAAGGAAAAAAACCAGATAATATGGTAGATTTTCCGGGGTTAATGCCTTACGGAACTAATATCGGAGCTCCTTCGATAAAACCAGACGATATTGCTGCATGGAAAAGATCCTCAGTTGAAAAAGTTAACAGAGGATTCATGACAAAATTCGAAGAACTTAAAAAAGAATATGAAAATCTCGTAAGTGATTTCCAATGGAATGATTTAGTTTATAAATCTGAATTTTCATTTGAACCTGTAATTGGATATGACTATTATTTATACCAAAGAGATAATGGAATATTTTTCCTTTCGCTAATAGAACCTTCCCTATGGAAAATGAATTTTATAGGAGCTTTTAGGCTGGACAGCAGAGGTAAGTGGGATAGACATATAGAAAAGTAAAATGGAATTATTGAATACCCACCCAATTAAAAAATCAGATTTAGGGTTTCACGGTAATCTTTTCGGGGGTAAACTTTTGGCGTGGATCGATGCTGCAGCAGCAGGATATTCTATGCAGCTTTGTGATTCTCCTAGAATGGTTACCGTATCTATAGATAAATGTAATTTCGAAAAACCAGCAAAAGAAGGACAGCTTCTAAAGATATACGGGTATCCTTCTAGAATCGGTAATACATCGGTTACTCTTTACATGGAAGCAAGAGCTCATGACGTTTACACAGGGAATCAGGTTATAGTACTAAAAACCAACATAAGATTTGTTCAGATTAGCGAATACGGAAATCCTATTCCTATAGGGGAAAAGGGGAAAAACCGGGTTACTAATATGATAGAAGAAAAATCTCAAATTTCTTAATGAATTTAATAGAAGAAATACTAGAAGAAAGAATTCTTGTACTGGACGGAGCTATGGGAACCATGCTCCAAAGATATAATCTAACAGAAGAAGATTTTAGAAAAGGAAGATTCGAATCCCACGAAAGCTCGCTAAAAGGTAATAATGATATATTATCCCTAACCCGTCCTGATATAATAAAAGAAATACATTGTAAGTATTTAGAAGCTGGTGCAGATATAATAGAGACTAATACTTTTTCTAGTACATCCATATCCCAATCGGATTATGGGCTAGAAGAAATTGTATATGATTTGAATTATAGATCTGCAATAATTGCTAAAGAAGCAGCAGAAGAGTTCACAAAGAAAACCCCAGATAAACCTAGATTTGTAGCAGGATCAATTGGACCTACTAATAGAACTACTTCCATCTCACCTGACGTAAACGATCCTGGATTTAGATCAATATCTTTTGACCAATTAGTTGAATCTTATAGAGAACAAATTACGGCTCTTATAGAAGGAGGTGTTGATATTCTTTTAGTGGAAACAATATTCGATACATTAAATGCAAAAGCTGCTTTATATGCAATTGATGAAGTGTTAGAAGAAAAAAATATACATCTACCTATTATGATTTCTGGAACAATTACGGATCAGAGTGGAAGAACATTAACCGGACAAACAACAGAAGCATTTCTAATATCATTATCCCATATTCCAATAATGAGCATTGGTTTAAATTGTGCTCTTGGAGCAAATTTAATGCGACCTTACCTTCAAATACTTAGCCAAAAAGCTAAGTTTGGTGTAAGCGCACACCCTAATGCAGGATTACCAAACGAATTTGGGAAATACGACGAAACCCCAGAAATGATGGCTTCTCAAATTGAAGAATTTTTAAAGGAAGGGTTAATTAATATAATTGGAGGGTGTTGCGGAACAACCCCAGATCACATCAGAGAAATATCAAACTTAACAAAAAAATATTCTCCTAGAAAATGGAAGAAACTTTAAAACTATCAGGTTTAGAACCTCTTATTGCCACAAAAGAATCTAATTTTATAAACATAGGGGAAAGAACCAATGTTACGGGCTCTAAAGCTTTTCTGCGTCTTATAAAAGAAGGGGATTTTGAAGCTGCATTATCGGTTGCAAAAGAACAAGTAGAGGGAGGAGCTCAGATTATTGATATTAATATGGATGAAGGAATGATCGATGGTAAAGAATCCATGATTAAATTTCTAAATCTAATAGCATCCGAACCTGATATCTCTAGAGTTCCTATTATGATTGACAGCTCAAAATGGGAAATTATAGAAGCAGGTCTAAAATGTATACAAGGTAAAGGGGTAGTCAATTCAATCTCTCTTAAAGAAGGAGAAGAAAATTTTATAAAGCAAGCCAAAATAATTAAAAGATTCGGTGCTGCTGTTATAGTAATGGCTTTTGATGAGGACGGTCAAGCAGATAGCTACGAAAGAAGAATAGAAATTTGTAAAAGATCATATGATATTTTAGTTGATGTTGTTTATTTTGCAAAAGAGGATATTATTTTTGATCCCAATATCTTTCCTGTTGCAACCGGAATGGAAGAGCATAATAATAATGCAATAGATTTCTTCAGAGCAACTAAATGGATCAAAGATAATCTTCCAGGTGCACATGTTAGCGGAGGTGTTTCTAATGTTTCTTTTTCCTTTCGTGGAAATGATAAAGTTAGAGAAGCTATGCATTCAGCTTTTCTTTACCATGCTATCCAAAATGGTATGGGTATGGGTATAGTCAATCCTAGTATGTTAGGTGTATATTCAGAAATCGATCCTGTATTGCTAAACCACGTGGAGGATGTACTTTTCAATAAGAGAGAAGATGCAACAGAAAGACTATTGATTCTTTCTGAAACCGTAAAAGGAGGGGTTCACAGAAAAGAATTAGATTTATCATGGAGAAATAATACAGTACAAGACCGGCTTTCACATTCATTAGTTAAAGGAATAGTTGATTACATCGAAGAAGATGTAGAAGAATGTAGAAAGTTATATGATAGACCAATACAAGTAATAGAAGGACCTTTGATGGACGGTATGAATGTAGTTGGTGATTTATTTGGTAGCGGAAAGATGTTTTTACCCCAGGTTGTAAAATCTGCACGGGTTATGAAAAAAGCAGTTGGGTATCTTCTTCCTTTTATAGAAGAGGAAAAAGGAGGTATATCTTCTTATTCCGGGAAAATCTTAATGGCTACTGTAAAAGGTGATGTCCATGATATTGGAAAAAATATCGTTGGTGTTGTTCTTGGGTGTAATAACTACGAGGTAATAGATCTAGGGGTAATGGTTCCTGCCGAAAAAATTATAGAAGCTGCAATTAAAGAAAATGTGGATGCTATAGGTCTTAGTGGATTGATAACTCCTTCTCTAGACGAAATGGTCTATATAGCTAAAGAAATGGAAAGAAGGGGTCTTGATATTCCTTTACTAATAGGAGGAGCAACAACATCTAAGGTCCACACTGCGGTAAAGATAGAGGAAATCTACACTAAGGGCCAAGTAGTTCATGTATTAGATGCTTCTAGATCAGTAACTGTTGTTGAGAGTTTATTAGGAAAGAAAAAAGATAATTTCGTAAAAGAGATAAAATTAGAGTATGAAAGAATTAGAACTCACCACAAAAAACACAGGGAAAATAAAGAATTATTGTCTATAGAAGAGGCTAGAAAAAACAAATTAAAATTAGACTTTAATCAGAAATCTATATTTCGTCCTCATTTTTTAGGGGTTAAAGTTATGAAAGACATAGACATAAGAGAAATTAGTAAATTTATTGATTGGACACCATTCTTTCAAACCTGGGATCTTCATGGAAAATACCCAAGAATTCTCTCAGATGAAATAGTAGGGGAAGCGGCAGAAAGATTATTTGAGGACGCCCAAAAAATGTTATCCCTGATAATAGAAGAGAAATGGATAGAAGCTAGAGCAATATTTGGGTTATTCCCATGCAATTCGGTAGGTGAAGATATTGAAATTTACGATCCAAAAGATTTTAATAAGATTATCGGAATCCAGCATTGTCTAAGACAACAAACTAAAAAGGTAGAAGGACAACCTAATATATCTCTTTCTGATTTTATATCCCCTAAAGAATCGGGTATAGTTGATTATATTGGTGCTTTTGCAGTTTCCTCTGGATTTAATATCGAAGAAAAAATAAAAGAGTTTGAAGATGATCAAGATGATTATAATTCTATAATGCTTAAAGCTATAGCAGATAGACTTGCGGAAGGACTTGCTGAATACCTACACAGAGAGGTAAGATCTAAGCATTGGGGATATTCGGAATATGAAATTCTTTCTAATGAGGATTTAATTAAAGAAAAATACAGGGGAATTCGTCCTGCTCCTGGATATCCTGCATGTCCAAGCCATCTAGAAAAAATAGATCTTTTTAATATACTTAAGGTCAATGAGTTAATAGGAATTTCATTAACAGAAAACCTAGCAATGTTTCCGGCATCCTCCGTTAGCGGATGGTATTTTGGGCATCCGGATTCTAAATATTTTGGTCTTGGCAAAATATTAGAGGATCAGGTTATAGATTATTCAAATCGAAAAAATATTACATTAGAAGAAGGCAAAAAATCTCTTTCCCCCAATATCAACTAATTTTTTTATACGGAAAAAAACTTATATTTATGGAAATTCTAAATATTTTTATTTTATTTATTTTGGTTTTAATCTCTGGTTTTTCATTGATCGAATCTATAAAAGATAGAAATAGAAATAGAAAAAATAAATACTAATGAAAGTAATATTTTTAGATATTGATGGTGTAATGAATTCTAGAGAATTCTATCACAAAAGACATAAACGAAGATGGTTAAAACCGATTACTTACTGGTGGGTAACCAAACGTGTTTTTAAAAAATTGTTTAGAATCAAAACTAAGGGGGTTTCTTTATTAGATTATAAAATACCAGACTCACATTATACTTTTGAATATCAAATGGATAGGTTAAATGAAGAGACTTGTTCAGATAAATGGAAGTGGTTAAGTGAGTGGTGCAATGAGACTAACACTAAGATATGTGTATCTTCTACTTGGAAACATCATTTCGGTGTTAAGGGTTATAAATCAACACCAGAAAGGTGGGAAGACGCTTTTCAATTATTGGGTTTTAAACCAGGTACTTATGTTGGTATCACTGGGGATAGAAAAACACTAAGAGGTGAAGAAATACAAGAATGGTTGGATAACCACCCAGAGGTTGAAGATTATGCGATATTAGATGACGATAGTGATATGTTACCTGAACAATTTTGTAAATTTCACCATTGTGATGGTTGGTTTGGTTTGAATCCAAATCATTTATATAGAATTAATAGACAATTTGAGCATAAAGGTAATTATGAAAAACTAATAAAAACTGTATAATGAAAGTAATATTTTTGGATCATGATGGTGTGATATGTTTGGCGAACAACTGGGGAGGTAGATTTAAGAAAAAAGGATACAATAGTAATCCCGAAACCCCTTTAGATGTAAGAATGGATGATTTTGACGATAAGGCAATTAAAGTACTCAAAAAAATTATTGAGGAAACAGGATGTGAATTAGTTATCTCTTCAGATTGGAAAAGATGGGGTACATTAGAACAAATGAAAGAAATGTATATAACTAGAGGTATTAAACCACCAATAGACTTAACACCGATGTTAAGTGAATGTACCGTTCATGGAAACAATTTTATGTGGTCACCACAATGGGATTTGGAACAAACTAGATCAATTGAAATAAAACAATATCTACATAATCATCCAGAAATAACTCATTGGGTTGCAGTTGATGATTTGGATATGGGTGAGAATGGTGAGAATTGGAGAGATTGGGGACTAGATAATTTTGTGTTAACACCTAAGAGTACAGAAGGTATTAAACAAAGTGGCATTAAAGAAAGAATAATAAAATACTTACAATGAAATACGAAATTTTTCTAGAAGCTATTACCGAATACCGTAAAGGTCTTAATATGATCTCAGATCTTTATTCCATAGGATTTGATTTCACGGAGGGAAAATATAAAATTTCTGAAATTTTTGATTCCCAATTTGGTTGCTTAATGAAATCCCACTATGATGAGGCGGGGGTAGATTGGATTAGCTGGTTTATTTTCGAAAATGATTTCGGGGAAAAAGATTGGTCCAAATACAAAACAATAAATAAAAACCCTGAAGATATCTTTAAATCTATAAATGGGGAGAAAGAAGATATCCACGGGGCTAAAGATGAAAATGGAAATCCCATATTCTATTCTATAGAATCGACATGGGAATATTTAGAAAAACATAATAAACTAAAATGAGACCAATAACACCAAGGATTCAAATAGTAGATGATTTAAAAGAGTGCATAGGAAAAATTGTTTCTACTAATGTATCTTCTACTCTAAGAGCTAGATTAATACATTTTAATAGAGAGCTAAGTACATTTGAAGTTACAGAAGCAGAAGAAGATGGACCGATTAAATATAACACTGCAGTAGGACAAACTTTTCAAATCCCAACCCAGATGGTGGTAACGATGAAATTTTTCGAAAATGATTAAAAAGAGATTTTCCTTTGGTGAGTATATCTACGTTTTTATTATTAGACATTATTGGGATTCTGAAGAAATGAATGAAAGACCTTGGTCTACCGAATTTAGAAAATTTCATTTAGGATTATTTGTCAGTAATCTATCTAGCAAATTTGACAAATCCAAATCGGGAAGAGGAATATCCAAATATCTGTTGGGGATAAACTTATTAGTAATTAAATCATGGGTAGTAATCAGTTTACCTAATTTTTTAAAAAATGACAAAAAAAGAAAGGTTTAACTAGATAAAGATTTAGAATGGTGGGTTTCGTATACAGATCTGAAAGAACTTGAATTCGCTAAAATAATAAAAATAATAAAAATAATAAAATATGGGAACTAACTATTATAGAATACCAACAGCTAAAGAAATAGAGGATAGAAAGAATAGACTTCTTTCCGAAATAAGAAAAATGGATTTAAGCCCTTCTTCCGTAGAAAATAAATTTAGGGTTCCGCAAGATGATACCTGGGATCATTTTTCTCCTTGGGATAATTTTACTCACGAAACATCTATTCATTTAGGTAAAAGATCGGGAGGATGGAAATTTTGTTGGAATTTTCACAATGATAAATTTTATTCTAATAAAGAAGAGCTTTTAAATTTCATAAGAGGTGGAAGAGTAGTTAATGAATACGGGGAAGAACAGGGGATTGAAGAATTTATAACCATGGCTCTCGAATGGGGCCATCCGGATGGGTTGGTTCATGATTTAAAATACGAAGAAGAACAGAGTAAAGAAGGAAGACATACTTGGGGTCCAACTCATTGGGATAAAATAGTAGATGGACTTAGAGTTTCTTCCGCAATAGATTTTTCATAATGTGTACAGTAAGATTCATAGCAGATTTGCATTTGGGCCATACCAACATGGCCAAAATGAGAAAATTCCAAGATGAATTTTCTCATGATGAGTATATAGTGGATCAATGGAATTCGGTAGTGGGTAAAAGAGATTTAACCTATATACTAGGAGATATTACGATGGAGAATTCCAAAAATTATTATAGATTAGATTCTCTAAATGGTAGAAAGATAGTTATACTTGGTAATCACGATAGACCTCAGGATGTTCCTGAGCTTCTAAAGTATGTGGATAGAGTATGCGGGATGATAAAATATAAAGGGGTTTGGCTTACCCATTGTCCGGTTCATGAATCGGAATTAGAATATCGGGTAAATAAGAATATTCACGGACACATTCACGAGAAATTAGTTACGAAAGATGTCTACGAATGGGGATATAAAATAGATTCAATACCAGACGAACGTTACATTTGCGTTTCATGTGAACATGTAGATTATAAGCCAAAAACTTTAGATGAATTAGGTATAGAAAGATGAAAGATCAATATTACGAAAGTATAAGGGAAATGTACGAAGGGAAAAAATTTAGATACAATTCTAAATATGGTTCTTCTACCGAAAGTATAATTTGTTATAGGGTTGTTATTTATGAAACGATGAAATTGGTGAAAAAAAATTGGGTTCCTGCTCCTGCCGAGATTATTATAATTTCAGATAAAGGAAACTCTTATCCATTAGAAGAAGTAGAATTTTATAAATAATTAAAAAATGGCAAGGAAAAAAATTGAACCACTATTTGAAGAACCGGTTAAAAATGTAACGGAGGCTAAAAAGCTTCCTGTAGCTAAAGTTTCCCCGCCTAAAAAAGAAGTTACCATAGTAAAAGCTAAGGTTAATAAAAAAGTAGATCCGGTTAAACAGATCGTCAAGGAAAAAAATCCCTTACCCCGTGGGGTTACCCCTCCGAAAAAAGAAACAGAGAATAAAATACGGGTAATTAAAAATCAGATAAAGAAAGAGATACCCGCAAAGAAACCTACATTAAAAGAGGATAAAAAAGTTTTACCTAAACCACAAAAACCACCGGTTAAAAAAATTACGGTTCCGAAAGCTAAAGAAATCGAAATAGAAGAAGTAGTGGAAGAAACTGAGGTTATAGAAAAGAAACCAGCTTATATAAAACAACCTAAAAGAAATCCCAAAGTTGATAAAAATGCTCCCCCTGTAAATAAAAAACACACGTTAAAAGTAGGAACTAGGGTTGTTGTAACATTTTTAGGCCAGCCAGAACCTGGGATTATAATAGAGCTCACGGAGGAAGGAATGTATAAGATTAAATCTGATAGGGGAATAGTTTTCCCAAGAGCCAAATATGAAGGAGGGGAAATCATAGATAAAAAATACCCGAGCTACATAATAGCAATTAGCAAATAATTTTTTCCCCACGGATTAAATCCCATATTTGTTTTAAATAATTAAAAAATAATTAATGAAGTATTTTAAGGTGTTCCTGATGTGGCTAGGATTTATTGTAATCGCATCCCTGTGTGGCGAATACGCCATAAGTAGACCCGTAAACGGGTATATCCAGCTTTTATGTCTCGTCGGACTGGTTGGACTCGTAATTTATTTAGTAGACGAGACGGTAAGTGTAATTAATAATAAAAAAGAAGAAAAATGATTATTTCAATTTTAATTTTCGTATCAGCTCTGATTTTCGGAGTAATTTTAATTCTACGTGGATCATCTATGAGATCCAACGCATCCTACAATGATTCTGCAGCTAAGAATGCAGCAGGTAAAAAAGTAATTACTGGTATTGCTTCTATCATCATCGGTTTAATCCTATCCTTTATCCAGCCATTTTCTTTAGAAAGAATTGATGCAGGTAATAAAGGACTAAAAGTTAATTTAACAGGTGCCGATAGAGGAGTTAGTTCATACCAATATAAAACTGGTTGGGTATTTTACAATTCATGGACTGAACAGGTTAAGGAATTTCCTTTATTCCAGCAACACATTGAATATGATGCACAGCAAGTAATTACTAAAGGAGGTTTTGCAGCAACAATTAAACCATCATTTAATTACTCATTACGTGAAGATGCAATCGGGGAAATGTTTGTTAATCTTCGTCTAGATATTAGAGAAGTTGAACAGGGATGGTTGAAAAACGCTATCGTTTCATCCGTAAATGATGTTGCTAACCGATGGGAAGTAGATGCAATATTTAATAAAAGAGAAGAATTTGAAGCTGCAATTATCGTAGAATGTAATAAAAGAGTTTCTAAATGGTTTACTGTATCCCAGCTACGAACTAATATAGTACCACCAGCTTCATTACAAAAGGCCATCGAAGGTAAAACAAAGGCAGTACAGGAAGCTCAAGCAGCACAACAAAGAACATTGGTGGCACAGGCAGAGGCATTAGAAAAAATAGCTATTGCAAAAGGAGATAGTGCTAAAGTGATTATCGATGCACAGGCTCTTGCATTAGCAATGAAATTGAAGCAAAAAGAAATTACACCATTGTATATTGAATACTTGAAAGCTCAGGCATGGGATGGTAAACTACCAACTACTGTTGCAGGTGGATCTGGAACATTCTTGAATATTAAAAATTAAGGTGAAAGATCTTTTAATAAAATCACTAATAACCGTCATAACATTGGCGGTTATTAGTTTTATTTTTATATTTTTTGAAACATTACCTACTATATCTTTTATTATCACTGTTTCGCTTAGTCTTTTTATGGTAATCGTAGGAGTATATCTTCTAATAGAATATATGGAGAAGAAAGAAAAAGATAAAAATGATCTAATAGATTAAGGAAACTTAATAAAAATTAAAAACTACAACAATAAAATAAGATGGCAAAGAAAAAAGATTACGGAATTAAAGAGGTTGAATCTTTAATCAATAGCTATTCAGAAAGAGTAGGATCTATGTTAAGAGAAGAGCCGGAAGATAAAAAAGGTAAAAAAGGTAAAAAATTCTCTTGCTGGGCTGTTTTAGAAAATGATGAATATATTCCTTCTTACCATACAATAGAAGGTGTACCTCCAGGGGTTTATGAAATAACATATAACCCTAAATTATCCATGGAGACTTTAAAAAAACAGCCATTTAAAACCGACGAGCTTTATCCTCTTCCTTCAGATGAAATTATCGATATACTTAAAGATATTGATAATTTTTGGAATATGAAAGATCAGTATGAAAAATATAAGTTTATACATAAAAGAGGTATTCTAATGTTTGGTGAACCCGGATGTGGTAAATCTGGAATTATCCAAATGGTCTCTAAAAACATCATAGAAAAAGGGGGGATAGTAATCAACGTCAAAGACGAAGATGATCTTGAGAGATTTTCTTCTTTTATTTCTTCTTTTAGAGAGATTGAGCCGGATAGACCTTTAATTGTTATATTAGAGGATATTGATTCTATAGCGGGAGAACACAGCTATTCAGTAGGTAAGCTATTAAATATACTAGATGGGGTAAAGCAAATAGAAAATGTTGTCTATATCGCAACTACAAATTATCCTGAAAAATTACAGGAAAGAATAACAAATAGACCTTCCCGATTTGATAGAAGATATAAAGTAGAACTTCCTAATAAAGATATCAGAAGATGTTTTATACAAAATAAGCTAACTAAAGAGGATCTCGAAAAAATAGATATAGAAGAATGGGTAAAGAAAACAGAAGGAATGTCTCTTTCACATTTAAAAGAAGTAGTTATTTCTGTAATTATTATGGGGAGAGATTTCAATGAAACCATTAATAATTTGGAAGGTCTTAAGAAAACCCCCTCCGTCAAAGGAGGTGGAAAAATGGGATTTGGTAACTAAAATTAATAGCTGAAATGAAAAATCATAATTATCTTGAAGAAGTGGAATTTAATATTTTTCTAGAATCCATAGGAGGATTAGAAAATGGATTCTATACAGATAGGGAACCAATAAAAGATTCAGGATTTTTCTCTATTGGAAATGGATGGTTAGGTATAGTTAAATCTCTAATAGAGGATCTAATCCAATTGGGATGGGATAAACAGATTTGCCAGGTAAAGGAAAAATTCGGGGGATTAAGATTTTATATAAATTCCGGAAGTGATGAGATCCATAAAAGAATTATTGAAGCTGAAAGAAAATCCCACGAGGTCTGCGAAAAATGCGGAGAACCTGGTAAATCTATTAGTGGCGGTTGGATATTTACTTTATGTGAATTCCACGCAGAAGAAAAACTAAATAAATAAAAAGATGGAAGGATGGTTATTAAATTGGAGTGCATTTGTAGTTAATAATACTCATGCAGAAATTGGGGGTATTTCATATGGGGATGAACCTGAATGGTTTGATAAGATGTTTGAATCATGGAAAAAAAATTCGGATCTGGGGAGAAAGCTTTTAGAGTCCGAGAAAGAAGAAAGAAATACTATCACCTATAAATTAGATCCGGAGGAAACTAAGACACTAAAAGAATGGCAGGAGCACATAAAAGCTATATATGGAATGTATGGTGATTATATATACACATTCGAAAGCGGAGGAGGGATAGGAACAATTAAGAAGGTTTGGAGCAAACTTGCTAATGCCGAATTGGATTTAACTAATATTGATAAATGGTAATATGAAAAAATAATTTTAGGTTTAGCTATTTTATTAGCTTTTGGGTCTTGCAAATCCACAAAAAATGCAAATTGTGATGCTTATGGAAATTTAGATTTTGATTACGTGACGATAGATACTTTATATCTAGAGGAAGAACATATACATCTAGAGAAAGAAGAATTATGTTCTTGGTTTCCATCAGAAAAATATATTATAGTTAATACAATTAAAGTTAGAATCGATAGAAAATGAAAAGAAAGGTATTACAATTTTTAGCAGATTTAATAATTAAATCTCTAGAACATGAAAAAAATGAAAGAGCATTCGAATCTCTTATGAAAATGGGAGTTTATTTAGATTTCTATGCTACAGAAAAAGGGATTTATTTAGATTAATATGTCTGATAAAAAAACTGTTCTTCAGAATTTTCTAGACTGGTTAAGATTAAACCAGGAGGAAAATTCTGATGCAATAGAAAAAGTATTGTCTATGATAGGGTTAGAAAGATCCCAGATAGAGGATTCTTTTCAACAGGCACAGCTAGAAATGATAACTATCATGGAAGAATATCTAGGAATTAAATCTGAAGTAAATCCAGGAGATAGAGAAGATGCTCAGGAATATTATAGATCTAAGTATATGTTTAATGATAATATCACAGAAGAAAATAAAAACTGATGAAAAACTACGAGAAATTAATAATTCCTGAAGATTCTGCATGGGGTAGAAAAACTTTATCAGCAAGAATATGGAGATTTTTACATTGGAGGATAAGATCGTTTCTAACAGGTTGTAAAAATGTTATAAGATGGTCACCAACTATTTTTAAAGATAGAGATTGGGATGACTGGCACATCTATACTATTCTACAAAAGAAAATTGAATTCCAAAGACAAGAGATAATCTATGCCAATAGACACACTGCGGTCGATCGTGATAATCGTGATATGACAATTGCTCTTAATTTAATTGAAAGAGTTAAGGAAGATTATTATAGTATTGAATACCTTGACTACTCCGAAACAAAATTTAGATTTGACCCAATTGAAGGGGAAAGAGAACTTTACTCAATGGAACAAGATGTTATTTCAGAAAAATACGATGAATACATAAAAAAATACCCATCAAGTGTTCGCAAAGTTCTGAAGGAAAAAACCGATCTTGATAAAAAAGATTTATGTTTTTATGTTGCAAAATATAATGAAGAAAAGGCTCATGATCTTTTGCATAGAGTATTAAAAGAAAGAATGAGATGTTGGTGGGATTAATAGAAAAAAATAAATGCAAATAGCAGTAGATTTTGACGGAACGTGTGTAACCCACGATTATCCTAGGATAGGAAAAGATATAGGAGCAGTTCCTGTTCTTAAAAGACTAGTAGGTAAAGGGCATCAGTTAATTCTCTGGACCATGAGAAGCGGTAAAGAATTAAATGATGCAATTGAATGGTTTAAAGATAATGAGATAGAATTATATGGGATTCAGGAAAACCCAAACCAAAAATCTTGGACTGATTCCCCTAAAGCTTATGCACAATTATACATTGACGATGCAGCTCTAGGATCCCCTTGTAAAATGGATCTTTCTCTTTCAAATAGGAAATTTATAGATTGGAAAGAAGTAGAAATAATGCTATTTAAATAGAAGTATATAAGACATGAAAATAATTTTTATATCAGATACCCATACTCTTCACGGTCAAATGCTGGAAGAAATTCCAGAAGGAGATGTTTTAGTTCATTGTGGTGACGTTTCAGGAAGAGGGATAGGAAGTGAAATAGATAATTTCCTTTTTTGGTTTTCTTCTCTTCCGCATAAGAATAAAATTTTTATTGCAGGAAATCACGATTTTGGATTTGAATACAGAAATACCACTTTACAGAACACCTTAGAGTCAATTAAAGAGGATGGTATCCACTATCTCCAGGATTCTGGGATAGAGATAGATGGGATTAAATTCTGGGGAAGTCCTTGGACACCACCTTTTTATAATTGGGCTTTTATGCTTAAATCGGATGAGATAAAAGAGAAATGGGAAATGATTCCTAGAGACACTAACGTTCTTATAACTCACGGACCTCCACAAGGAATTTTAGATTTAGTTGTTTATGATCAAAAGAACGTAGGATGTCCTGAGCTAATGGAAGAAGTTTTAAAACTACAAGACCTAAAGATACATGCTTTTGGTCACATTCACGAAGAATACGGAATGAAAAGATTGGAGGAAAATGGGCCTATTTTTATAAATGCTTCTACCTGTACTCTTAGATATAAGCCTTGGAATAAACCAATTGTAATAGAGATTGGTAATGAAGAACCTATTTGATAGCATAAATCAATTTTTTATCCCTGATTTTAAAAAATACGGGATTGGAGTTATTTGTGGGGAATTCGAAGAGATAAAAGAAGAGGTTTTTATAGAATGTAAGAATAAATGCCAAAATCTCTGGGTATTAGTTAAAGATTCATCAAAAGATGAAGAGATAGTAGAAAAAATAAGGACTTTATATAATACCGAAGGGGTTGATGGGGTTTTAATTTACAGAGGAGAAGATCAACTTCTATTATACCTAAGGGATCTTTGTCCTGATATAAGATTTTTAGAAAATAAATATAAGGGGAAAATATATCCAGGATTTGGACTTAACTATCCAGTCTGCTATTTAGATTTCTAGCCTCTTCTTCCTTCTTCTTATTCAAATAAGCCATTGCGGTTTGTCCCATCTGATCCATTATATTAGGAAGCTTATATTCTCCCTGTATCTCACCTGGTCTAGCAGGAGAACCCCCGTTCATCTTATCTAAACGATCGGCTATCATCTTCATATAATTTGGATCTACGCTCATTTTTATTCTTTCTTAGGTTATCTATCTATTTATCAATAAAGTTCAGTACACGTAAAATAAACTTAGTTTATATATCTTTTACGAGTATCACAGGAAGTTTTACTGACATCGTTCCCATAGCTTTTAGAGGTAGATAATTTCTATACATAAATTTTGGAACAGTCCAAATATATGTTAAATAATAGCTAGGATTTTCGTCATTTTTTGGATATGGCTCAGAAGTCCAATATTCTCCTTTCTCTATCTCTAAAATTTCTAGATTATAAACATCATTAATATAGAATAACTCAGGGGGTGTCGGAAGTCTCCATCCTTCTTCTTTTAGATCCTTGTGGTATCTATTTAGGTAATCGTAAATTCCCCACCATGTTTTTTTATCGGAAGGATCAATTACCATTACATTTAAATTCCCAATATTATAATAATTCTTCATATATCCCTAACTAGCCTTACCAAACACGGGTTAACTATATTATACCCATAGAGGTATTTATGATCTATATAAACCCCTGTTCTTAATTGTGTACTACCCTGAAAATCTTCGGATTGGGTCCAATACCCTCTTCTATCATTATTACCGTATCTATCGAATTCCCCTAATTCTAGATTAGTAGAAAGATCTATAAAATATAAAGCTTCCCCTTCTGTAGGTAATCTCCACCCTTTTCCGATTTCCGATATCAATTCATTTGTGTCTTCCCAATTTAGCATTTCCGGCCAATCCTTAGATGCTATTTCTATTTTTCCTATTTTTATAGGGGGATATAAGGATTCTAATTCTTTCATTATTCTATATCTCTTACTAATCTTAATCTTGCCTTTGATCCGAAATCAATTGACCCTACTAGAAAATCAATCATGACAAAATCCCCATTATCTTTTACTGCCCAATAAGCCCAATATGTATTATCTTTAAAATTACCTATTGACCATTTCTGGCTATTCCATTCCATTCTATTATAAGATGCACAGTTAGACAATTTGTATAAGTATTTAATTTCTTCTAATCCTGGTATTCTCCATCCTTCATCCCCGTAATTCCCAAGATCTAAAGATTCAATCTCAGAATCCCCCATAGTTAATGGAAAATCCGGATAATCCAAATCATCTCTCATTACCTCTAAATTACCTGCTCTGAATGTTCTCATCCTTTTATATATCACAAAAAACCCTAGATATTATTCTAGGGTTTCTTTTTCTTTTAATTTCGATCCGTAACAAATTATGGATTTATCCTTTACGTTCCATAGATCTTTCTTTCCTTCTGTCATATGGCAATTGTGAAGCCTTTTATGT